GATATTATCTCTGAAGCAAACTCCGGCGATTTCTCTGCCCAAAGTTTTTCTATTTGACGAATAGTTCGACCCTTAATTGGTTCTGGTAAACTTTGAACGAGATTTCCCCTAGTTGCCTTAATATATGATTCGTAAATCTCATTAGGTGTAGACGCATCCACAATATCCGAAGCAAATTCGGCTATTATACTTAAAGCTAATTGCACAGTTCTAGCATAACCTCTCATTTATTAATACCAAAAGATTATTTAAATCTGTATAATAATTTCATGAGGCATACCAAAAAGTTCCAACATTTCACCGATAAATTTATTTATATCATTAAGAATATAATACCCATTATTAGGATATGCTATTTCATCAATGTGTCGCTTGAATTTTCGTATGTAAAAAGTTAAAAGTCCAGATATATCCACAATGCGCTTTTGCGCTACGTGAAATTCAAGAACACTTTGGTCTTGTCCCGATATTTCTACGATTCCAAAAGCAAATTGATTAATACGAGTGCGGTAGATTTGTATCGTTGCGTCTAGTGTAGCCATACTTCTTCTACGCAAATCTCTATGGAATTGCCTAATTTCAAATCCGCCATGTGCTGCAACTCGGTCAGATAAATCGTAATACAAAGTACGTAAAACTTTTATATATATCAAAATCTCAAGAATAAGTTTATCCCACATATTAGGTGAATTAAGAGTAGAAAGTTTATCTAAAAATTTACTTGACGCGGATTCAATTTTTTTATAAATAAACTTTAAAAATTTATTGTCTTGTTTAATTTTCTGTAAAGGTAGTTCGTAATTATCGGTGAATGAAAGACTACCACCACCGGGCATACCAAATGAAGATGTATTTATATTATTGAATACTCCGCGTTCTGCTCTACGCAAATCTTCTTGAAATCCAAGAAGCAATTCAATATATTTAGTAAGTTCTTTTGAACGCGCCATCAAAAGGTTCGGATTTTGAATTCCTTCCATTAGTACAGTATCCATTAAATAAATGTCAAAAACGGGAAAAACTAAATTATAAAAAGTTTCAAACATAATTCTAGCCTTTTCTGCAACTCCTTCGTCCCGAATTCGAAGATTATGAAGTCTTCGCTTTACAACCTGATTTTGTAAAAGTAAATCTTTTTCCGATTTTTCTGCCCTGATTCTTTCAAAAGTTTCAAAATTAATACGTAAAGTTTGTAAAATAACCTTTACTTCGAAAGACACTGGATCGGTTGCTGGAATTATGCGATGTCCAGACATTTCTGCGTTAACCTTGTCTCTTACGCGTTTAATAATTTGTCTAGCAAGAGCCAATGAACTATCATGAATAGCATTAATTCGTTGAATTTCTCGAACTTCTCTTTGTAATCTTTCAAATTCAAGATTTCTTTGATTTACTAGTGGTATCGGGGAGGGTTTTTCAAATGGATACCTACCGAAATTTGAATATTTTCTCATTTATTATGATGTAAAGATTTAAAATTTTAACGTGACAATCTGAGAACTTGTAAAAACACCTTTAACTGCGCTTTGAGATAAAACTATTCTTTTTCCTTTCTTTTTATTAGTAATCACGGTTCCCATATCAAAATCTATCAGTTTGATATTAGAAATAGCATAATCAAAAATTTTATTTTCCAAAAACCACCTAAAAAAATTTAGTTGTCCAACGGTAGTTACAATGTAACTATTTTTATCTACATTAAGCATATCGTCGTTATACTCTTTTACAAAAAAAGTATTACAGTCTATTATAATTCTCCTCTGTCTACAAAATGGATCAAAAAATTTTTTAGAATAAGCCTTCAATTGATTTTTATAGTCCAAATAAATATTAAAATATGTTATGTCCCCGTTATTTTTAACTATGGGATATATTATATTATACTTTTTAGAATAATTTGTTACTAACCAGTCTATCAACCTTAAACTTAACGGATTATTTTGATAAACTATATCTTTTAAAATTTCGATTTTATCTTTGTAAAAATTGAGTAAAAATCCTAAAATAGTCTCTTCTTTTAATGTCAGTGTCATCACAAATAGTTATTAATATTAATTTTCTTTATGTAATTTTTATAATAATTTATATAAAGAAAACTTACATAATAAAATTAAAACTTTATGTTCGAAATTACAGATGATAAATTTAAAAAAAAAATAATTTGTTTATTTAGTAGTTTATGGTCCAGTAAGTATAGCAATTTTTTCCCAAACCAGATATATGACTACATCGAAAGAAAGGACTTATTTAAACTTAAAAATTTTTTGTATTATTATTACAAAAAAAATACAAAATATGAAAAAAAGGCGTTTCTATTTTTATTTACAGATAGCAATTGCGAAAATAGGGCAGTGTTAATAGTTAAAAATTTTACTATTTACTCATTAGATATAAATTGTCAAGAAGATTACTATAAAAATAGCCTATTTGATGTAACAATATCCGGAGACAATAAAATAATTATCTATGACACTATATACATCTCCGGAATTAAAATTAATAATTATACATTTATTGATAGAATAACTGAAGCTGAAAACTTTAAAAAAAATACAAACACTCCAGATTTTGATATATGCGAATACCTAGAAGAAATTAACAATTTAAATGATACTCTAAAACCGTTTGAAGAAGAAATATTTATAATATCCAATAGTCTACCAATTAAAATAGGTATTAACCATGGCTGCTTTAAATGGCAACCACTTGAATTTATTTATTTCAGTTTTAAAGTAATTGAAAGTGAAGACGATTTATTATTGTATATTTCTAATTACAAAAAAGACTTACTTTTTGCTAAAATACGCGCATCGGATCCAGATGGAAAAGATTATATAAACCAGATTAAAAATATAGAAAAATACACCAACGAATGTATAATAGACATTTGCTTCAATAAAAATATTAAAGTTTTACGGGTAAGCGAGAACTTTCCAAGTTCTCTAAGACACGTTGAAAAATTACTACACATTAAAAATGAAAATATAACTATACACGAACTTGTAAATTAAAGAATAATAGCAGTTAGAATAAGAGTAATAGAATATCAAAATAACATAATAGAATAATTTAAATTTATTATTCTATTATGTTACTATTCTTAATAATTTAAAAGTTTTTAATAATTATTTAGAACGCGCCAAAGAAGCTCATGCGCGCCTTGCGACGGCGGTAAGCGCGACGAGCAGCAATCGCCGACTTAGTCATCTTGAGCTTGCGGCTCTTGCGACCCTTACGTACCTTGCGACCTTTACGCGCCTTGCGACGCATCGACATCTTACGCATCTTGCGCGCCGAGAGATAAACCTTGCCCGAACGCGAACGGTAGTATAGCGCGCCGTTCTTACCCCGGTAAATCTTGCGCTTGCGACCCTTTACCATTACACTCTTGCGCATTTTGCGAACGCCCTTGCGACCACGGGGGCGACCTACGCGGCGCTTACCGAAATCCATATAATCTTCATCTTCATAGTTATACATTTTATTTTAATATTAACAAAAGAAAATAATTTTTAATTAAATTAAAAATACAAATAAAATTAAAATACAAATTAAAAAATAAATTAATTCAAAATTTTTAAAAATTTCAAAATTACGTTTTCTTTAAAATTATTGTCTTCTAAAAATTTAAGAAGATCTTTTTTATTACACGGATTTATTTTAAATTTTTCTGGAACTGTATAATCAAACTCTGTAAATATTTTTCTAGCAATTTCAAAATCAAAATTTTCAGGTTTTGGAATCAATTTTTCAAGGTAGTTTTCTATTGTTGCGTGATGTTTTATAATATTAAACGATGTAACAGGTCCTACACTTGGAATTGTATCAGAATAATCGCAACCAGATAAGATACAAAAATCTACAAACATTTCTCTTGTCATTCCAAAATTTTGTAAAACTTCGAGTGTGTCTATCTCTATAATTTTAGAAATAGACGTTTTTATAATTTTATCGCACCCAAAAGTTAAAGCGTCTGTATCATCGGTTACTGTGTAATTTACTAATCCATTTTTTTGTAAAAATGCGCAATATTTTTCGGCATCGTCTGGCGCTGTACAGTAAGGTATTCCAGATTTTTCTAAAAGTTCTTTACACTCCGATATATGGGATTTTTTGATTCTAATAATCTGAGAAGAAATTTTATCTATCTCGGCAAGTATAGAAAATTTATCTTGAGTTTCTGCTTTATCTTCTAAAATTCGTAGTTCTTCAATTCTAACATAAAGTTTTTCTTTATTATCGTGTCTTTTTTGAATAGTATTTTTTTTGGCATCTGGTGGGTGTCCATCAAAAACAAAGATGGGTAGAATTCCGTTTGACATATAAAATTTAATTCTATTTACAATACCAACAAGATGAGAGTTTTCAGTTTTTGATGCGTACTTAAATTTATACAAAAGAATACTACAATCTATAGCAAAAATAGATCCACTATAAGATTTAATATCGGTTATTTTTTCAGCATCTGGGGAGTGTTTTTTGATAAGATTGTTAAGGCCGCGGATGCCCATTTCTTAATAATAATATTAATTACTCTTTTAAATCTTATTTTTTTTAACAATAAATTTAAACGTCCTTTATGCTATAACAATCTAATCTGATATCATTAAAATTTTGAAATAGATTTTTTGTTTTAGTATTTTTTGTTTTAGTATTATTTGTTTTAGTATTATTTGTTTTAGTATTTTTGGTATTAGGTTCTTTAATAATGAAACTATCCAAAATAATTACATCCGATATATCGCATTCTGTTTCAGAATCTGGATAGTCGGTTAAATCAAGAATATTTTTTTTAACCGGAAACTTTGGATGTTTTTTGATATCGTTATCTCTATAAAATTCGATTTCTTTCCAAAACATTTCTAGTTTTTTAAGATTTTCCGTTAACCACGCTTCATCTCTATTAACACGAACTATGTTAATTTCATTAGGTGGTCTATATTCTATAAAATCGGCAATTTCCAAATCACATATAAACATATTTAGTTGAACTTGTGGAACATAATACTCTGGAATATATCCTTGTTTAATTACACGTTTATATGGACACTTAACTTCGAGTAGTATAGGTTTAGCGTTAGTGTCTGTTTTAGATATAGCGATTCCATCGGGTGATCCGGCTAACCAATAATAATCTTTATTGTTGTATACGTCTTCATGTGCTATTAATCCAAAATTATAATTAATTTGACCAGTCATTTCGCAATATTTTTCAATTGCTTCGTTTTCATATTTTTGTCCGTGTAAAGTTGCTACGTTTCCAACAAACGGGTGTAAATCCTGCCCACATTTCTTAAAAAGCACCTCTGTAGCCTTTTGATATGGATTGATACCCAAAGCAGTAGCGGCATCTGAGCTAGTTAGCTTATTTTCGCGCTGTTTAAACCATCCAGGTGATCGCTGTTCGTGCTGAGGTATTTTAAGTAATTTATC